CCACGCAACAGTTAAGCCTACCAGTCTTATGCGCTACCTATGCCGATTGATTACACCGCCTTGTGGCATCGTTCTAGACCCGTATATGGGAAGCGGTAGTACAGGAAAGGCATGTGATCTTGAGGGATTCGACTTTTGTGGTATTGAAAAAGACATTGATAATTTTGGTATTTGCGAGGCGAGACTTGAGAAGTCGGTTACTCAGATGAAGTTGTTGTAAATCGGTTCTTGTATAATGTGAGCTGATTGTGTTAAGTTGTTGTTGATCAATTAAGGAGGCCAATTATGAAGAAGCTATACAACAGATTCATTACCTTCGGAAGAGAGAGCCCTGTTGCGTATTGGTCAGAACTTCCTGAATTACCGAATGTAAAACAAAAAGGAGATGACAAATGAGCAAGGATAGCAGAAATTACGGAAACGAATATGTTGATTTCTGGAAAATGATGAGTAAAAAGTTAATTAAAGACTTCAACAGTGAAACACTGTATAGACAACTAACAAAGGAGATAACCATGAAGCAGAAAGCAAGTAAAGCCCTTGAGACAGTAATGCTTGAGGAGATTGTGAAGGAGATGAACTTATCTGAAGATATGGTAAGTTATAATGATCGTAATGATCGTAATGATATATTTTGGAAGAGATATACGTTTGATTACGATGTCTGCTACGGTACTGAAGAAGAGGTAATTTATGAAGTGTGTTGTGTTCTGAGAAAAGCAATCGGCAATAACAAACTACGTAAGCTCAATATGATGTTTAACGGCAATTCGTTCTACTACAGCGTGTTTGTTGAGCCATTAAAGTCAGATAGTCAACATGATCATGAAAAGAAAGTCTGTTCTATGATGATGCCTCAGATATATGATGCCCTTGACCTCAGTGATGTCAGAATAGACTATATAGGCACTATAAAGCACGCTGGTGACGTTGTTGGAATGATGGTTGATGACGAACCAGCAAACAGACTTGGGCAGAGGAAGCTCCATGGTATGCAGATCAGGGAGATTATAGTGCTGGTTGGCCCGCCTTGTGGCAAAGTTCATAAAATGGTGTCTGAAATCGTTGACATAATCAGAGAAAAATTCCCGAATAAGTGGAAATACTTTGCTGGTAATTTTGTATACGATGAGAATATGAAGAGCCGGCTGTTCTGCTATCAGGTTGAAGAGGAGTTAAAATGAGTAAACCGAAACTAATAGGAACGTATGAACTTGGCGTTGAGAATGTCAGACTGTATTTAGCTGATGGGTGTGGAGGTGCTACATGCAGGGTGGTGCCGAATGATAATGGATGTGCCATGATAATACTGACTTCCGCACAGGGTGATTGGGGTGAGAATGTATGCTGTTTGATGCATGAGGCAATAGAGATGTTGATGCACAGACGTGGTACTGGCTATTATCAGACGCATACAGGTAGAGAAAATACTGGAGCATACCTTTTTGTGATGTCTCATGCAGAATTTGACCAGATAACAGAATTTGCATCACGACTTATAGTTGACTGCATGGGTGATTTGTTGAAAGCATGGAAGATGGAGCAACAGAAGAGTAAAAAGAATGCAGGTAAGTAGTCATGGCATTTAAGAAAACACCACCGAAATACAGGAATCCTGAGCCGAGCCTAGTAATCAGGTTTCTCACATGGCTTTTATCGAAGCTGGTAGCATTACACGTGATTGGGCGGAGGGAAGACAATGAGCATGACTAGACGTAAAGCATTGCTGATAGGCAAGAAGATCAGCACGGGTTCACTGATGACGATGATGGCATTGGGGCTACATAGACTCAAGAAGCCAGATGGAACAAACGTGTCTATGCCTGAAGGTGTTGATATACTGATGGACTTGTTACCGAATGCAGAGGACTTACTACCGAAAGGGTACAAGATAGTCCATGCGAAGGCGGCATTCAGAAAGTTTATCGACAACATTGACATTGAGCTTGATGAAGATAATCTTCCTGAGATAACAGAACCCCCGGTAGGTCTGAGCGGGATTGAAGCAATAATGTGGCGTGAGATAGGGCCGATGGCTCCGAAGGCGTGTGCATTTCTGTATGTATGGCTTACAACACCGCAGAAGCCGTGCCGTGCTGCATTGGACTATTCTGGGCTTACTCATGCACATACGATGATGCTTTGCAGGGCAAGCTCTGTGTTTGGTGCGCTGTATGAGCTTGTGAGGTCTGACGTACTACATGCAAGGCACATGGAGAGCATTGACGAGATATACCGTAGAGGCACAGAGGGCGTTACGGAGGATGTGTTTGGTTCTATGGTTAATGAAGATGGCAAGAACGCAGGAACAGGCGTTGTGGGCACGAAGAAGGTGTACTCGGATAAGCTGTTAGTGAAAGCGGTTGAAGCTGAAGATCCTAAGAAGTACGGTAAGGAGAAAGAGGATAATACAGGTGTCATGTTTGTTATGAATGTTGGTACATTGAACCTTGCTAAACCCGAAGAGGTGACGACAGCGGCTTCGGAAGATGTTAAGGATATTGAGGATGCGGAGATAACTGAATAAATATTACTATTGCAAAGTTCTTAGAACATGCTATAGTTGAAGCTGATTCATAAGTGGATCTCCTTGGTTAGTTAAAAAAGTCCTCCGCCATTGGTTTTTTTATGGTTATGCCTTTGGCGGGGGCATCTAATAAAAGGATAGTATTATGAAGTACATTGGAGTAAAGATAGTTGAGGCAGTCGAGATGGTTGCCGAAGAAGCTCGTGAAGTTGGCGGTTACAGGACTGGCGCAAGCTCTGGGTATGACGACGGTTATGAGGTCACATATCCAGATGGGTATAAGAGCTGGTGCCCAAAAGATGTGTTTGACAAGGCTAATCGTCAATGTGACGCAATGTCTTTCGGTTACGCTATCGAAGCGTTGAAGCACGGAATGAAGGTTTGTCGTGCAGGGTGGAATGAAAAAAATATGTTTGTGTATTTGGTAAAGGAAACAAGTATACCAAAAGAAAACCTTCGTAATGAGTGTTTCGCTCATGTTGGCCCTCTGGTCCTGGCAGGTGCTTCTCTTGACTTATGTAGCCATATTGATATGAAAGCAGCCGACGGATCTATTGTGGTTGGCTGGCTTGCTTCACATACCGACATGCTGGCCGATGATTGGATGATTGTTGAATAACAAAGGAGATATTATGAAATCAGTAGTAAGACGGAACGGGAAGCCAAGGACGGATGCAGAACGTAAAGCACGACATAAGGCATTGTACGGTACGGTTAAATTACCTAAACGTGGCAGTGGACGTAAGAAGAAATAAACAACAAAACAAGGAGAAACGATGAGTGAAGATAAGTTGATTACACAGGCACAGATGGAATGCGAATCGGAAGAATTGATATTACTTGAAGCAGATATCAATGTCCGATGTGCAGAACATGGCGTAGCTGGCGCAAAGCTTGATCTCGAAAAGGCTAACTTCATGCAGAATACCACAATTCTGAAAGGTCGCATGGCAAAGAAGAGAATTGCGGATGCGCTGGAAAAAGCAGAAGAGGAAAAGGTTTCAAAGCAAGACCTGCTTGATGCTATCGAGTCTGACGCTTAACATGGTTGATTAAAATACGGCTCATCCAATTATGGGTGAGCTGTGTTTGAAAAAAAGGAGAGCAAAATGAATTATAACCCAACACCTACAGCAAAAAAGTTACATGATTCTGATAATTACTTCAGAGTTCTTATAGGGCCTATTGCCTGTGGCAAAACGACGGCAATGGTTATGGACTTATTTATGAACCCGCCAGATAGCAAATATCCAGTGTTATTCGTGACAGAAAGTCCAAGTGGATTCCTTGACGAATTACTTCCTACGATTAGGGCATGGTTCGGAGATATGGTCCAATATTCTCATTTAGGTCGTAATGGAGTAATACCGATCACCGGTTGCGATGACATACGGTTTAGACACCTTGATTACAAAAACTACAACGAGTCTACCATTAAACACAAATCAGAAAGGTTTTCAAGGGTGTTAATCTCCAATGGGTACGGATACGGATGCCCTTGTAGTTTAGTGAAAGACCTAGCATGTATCACATATGCAGACAAAAGAGCTATCATTATGGAAGACTCTGGTTTTGGAGTAGTTAAGAAACTAAAGAAATATGATATTGTAGGCTCACAATTTGAGTTTATATATCCTTCGTCACATTTATTGGCAGATAACGGCATAGATTTTATTGTAAATCCTGACGCTGAAAACATTGATAACCTGCCGGAAGGATATTATGACAGACTATTAAAATGTGGCTGTATTGATAGTGAGGTAAGGCGCTTTATAAATTGCAAAGCAGTTCCATCTTTCGTGATGATTGGTGAATGATAATTAGTGGATACGGCTCATCCAATTATGGGTGAGCCTTTTTCTATAAAGGGCTATCGTATGGCGAAACTTGGATTCTCACACCAACTGGCATATTGCACACAACTAGGTAGACACGGTATGGGACTTGAAAACCCATTCAGTATCAACGAAAGAGTTGAGTGGGATGTTAAAGGCGTTAATGCGAGAACTGAACACGGGATTATTAAGCTCATAGTCAGGCCAAAAGATAATCCAGCAAGAGAGATGAAGAAACATTGGGGTTCAAGTAAAGGTTTGAAGAAGTGGAGAAAGAGAGATGTTGTTAAGAATTTCTATGTTTACATTGTTGAGCATGAGTTGAAAGGCGTTACTGTTTACACTGTCATGCAGATATTCAAGTTGAGGAAGTCGGAGACATGAGTAGCAATAATTTCAGCATGAATTACATTCCGTCACCTACAGGGCTTACTTTCCACGAGAGCAGGGCACAGGTAAGGTGTATTGACGGGCCGATTGGATCGGGAAAAACGGTGATATGCTGTAATCAGGTTAATTTCGAGATGCAGATGATGCCACCGGATAAGAATGGTGTCAGACGAAGTGTGTGGTGCTTCATACGTGATACAGAAGCTAACTTACGTGATACTACAATGGTCACATGGCTGAAATGGTTCCCTGAAGGTGTCATCTCAAAGGTCACACGTTCTGTAGGCAACATGAAGATTGATGTCAAGTACAACATGGCCGACGGAACAAGAGTAGAATCTGTCATTCATTGCAAGCATCAAGGCAACCTGTCAGATATTGACAACCTTAAATCACTTGAGTTGACAGGCGTGTTTATCAATGAGGCAAATAAAATCCTGTTTGCGGCTGTAATGATGGCGTTTGGTCGTACAGGCCGATTCCCTGAAGTTATAGATATAAACGGACAGCCGTATCGTGTATCAATGATAATGGATACCAATATGCCAGATGATATGCACTGGTATTACAAGCTTGCCGAACAGAAGAAACCTATTGGATGGGAGTTCTTCCACCAGCCACCAGCAATGTTTTCTAAGATGGGCCCTGAGAGAAAGCTTATTTACATACCGAACAGAGGTCAGAAGATAGCACAGGGGATCAGACCTGCCGAGAATATAGAGAATCTTGGTGAGGGCTGGAACTACTATCAGAAACTTATATCGGCCAATACAGATGCATGGATAAGAGTATTCATCATGGCTGAATATGGCACTATCACAAACGGACTCCCTGTTTATAATAACTGGTGTGATAGCAGGAACTATGCGAACAGAGAACTTGAGTTTGATAAGAGCAAGACGCTGTTCTTGTGCTTTGACTGGGGCCAAGACGTATGTTGTGCCATTATGCAGATGGCGCATGGCGGTCAGGTACGTGTGCTGGAAGAGGTAATACCAGAGGAACGTATGGGAGCTGAACGGTTCTGGGATACGATTCTGAAAGAAAAGCTGATTAATGAGTATAGTTATGGCCGTGGTGCGCATGTGTTTGCAGTTGGCGATCCTGCTGGAATTAACAAGTCTGATGGGGATGAAAGTTCACCGATGTCAGTTCTTAGGAAGAAGGGGCTTGAGGTTATACCGTGCCATGTTCAGAAACCGAAATACAGATTAGCGTCCGTTGACTACTTTCTGACACATACGGCACATAGGGGTGAACCCGCATTTATCATATCGAGTAAAGCTAAAATACTCCGAAAGGGATTTAACGGCTGGTATTTCTTTAAACAGCTTGAACAACATGTGGATGAAGTATTCAGTGGTGAACCGTGTAAAAACTCATTCAGCCATATTCAGGATGCGGTTCAGTATGGGTGTCATGTTTTGAAGAACCTCGATGAATATGATGTTGACTTCAGGGCAACCACTGATGAATGGGGTAATCAGACAAAGGGTGGACTTAACCAGAAGAAGAGTCTTTCTAATCGGGCGGCAATGTGATGATAAAATAACAGCAACAAAAAATAAATACAAAATATTTCATTTTTCCCTTGACTTTACTAAATACATTTAGCTAAATGCCGTCACAAAGGGGAATACATGATCGAAAATGCAGACAAATTACTCGATGACGAGAATGCCGAGAGGGAAAATCTCAATAATATCGGCCCTTATATCGAATCTGTATTTCAGAATGCAATCAGACACAAAGAAGAGTCTGGCATTCAGGAAGAACTGATGGAGTGTCTCCGCCAATCCAGATCTGTATACAATTCAAGAGAGCTTGGTATAATAGCAGAAGCTGAACAGCCTATAATCTACCACCCCTTATCAGATGTCAAACGAAGAAGCGCAAATGCGTGGATTTCAGAGATATTCCTTTATGGCTCAAAACCTCCGTGGACAATGAGAGCTACCCCCGTTCAAGAAGTTTCTTCTGATGACACAAAGAAGATTGCGGATCAGACAATAGAGGATTTCATAGAATATTCAACCAGCAGGCTTATCGAACAGGGCATTCCACCTGACCAAGCTGAAATGATGGTCTATTCCAGTCCTCCCGATCCCGATGCCGTAGCACAGTACGCAATGGATCGTAGAGATGACATGGACAACGACCGCACAGAGGAAGCTGAGAAGAAGGTTACACGGATGGCAAAGAAGTGCAATGACCAGATGATGGAAGGTAGGTGGATGAATGCAATGGCCGACATGGGTGACTGTTGCGTAACATACGGAACTTCAATTCTAAAGGGGCCTGTCAGACGTATGCGGAAACGTCCTAAATTTAATAAGACAAACGGATTAGACCTAAAAGAAGTCGATATCTATGAGTGGGAGTGTATAAATCCTTTTAACGCATATCCAGCAAAGGGAGCTGTCAATATAGGTGACGGTGACTTCTGTGAAAGAATAAAGTTTACTGCAAAAGAGCTTAATCAGATGAAGAAGTTAGGCAAGAACTACTACAAAGGCAGTATAAATAGAATTTTATCGCTGTACCCTAATGGCGGGTATCAGATGAACCTACAGGGTGACTCTGAACGCAATACACTTGAGAATGACGGTACAGCGAACAGTTGCCCAAGTTCAATGATAGACGGTATTGGGTTCTATGGTGACCTGAGAGGTTCGATGCTTATAAGGCAAGGCATTGAGGAACATAAAGGCAAGACAATCGTAGAGGATGACTACTACGAAGTTGATGCAATAGTGATAGACAAAGAACTTGTATTCTGCTCTATTTCAAGCGAAAAGCTTGGCAGGCCTTTATTTAAAGGCACATTTTATAAGACACAGGGTAGCTGGTGGGGCGATTCACCGATGCAGAAGATGCGTGGTGTTCAGCGTAAAGCGAATGCGGCAGTCAGAAGTATGTGTACTAACATGGCTATGTGTTCTGGGCCAATGGCTGTGGTGCATAATTCGAATAGGCTACAGAAGGGGTTTGATTTCAAAATTACTCCGTGGGGCGTAGTTTTGTGCAATGATCCACTGAATACAGGCAAGAATCCGATATCGTTCTTCCAGCCAGCATCAAATATGGGTGAGTTTCTTGCCGCTACAGAAGCCTTTACTAAAGAGGCTGATGTTGTTACCGAGATACCGGCATATTCACAGAGAAGCGAAGTTGTATCAAGCGCAGGTCGTACATTAGGCGGTCTTGCAATGCTTATGGCGGCTTCGGCAAGAGGTCTTAAGGGGGTTGTGAACAGCCTCTGCTACGATGTTCTTATTCCGGCTATAACTTATCAGTATCGTGTTAATCTGATTACTGAAGATGACCCCGGCATTAAAGGTGACTGCGAAGTTGATGTCGGTGGCGTTCTGGCTATGCTGGTGAAAGAAGAGAACAGGCAGAGAATCACTGAATTTCTTACACTTGCAAACAATCCTGCTGTTGCGGCTGTTATTGGTAAGAACGGAATAGCCGAGATGATGCGGGTGTATGTCAATCTGATAGACGGAATAAATCCAGACAACATCATACCTTCCAAATCCGAGATTGAGAAGATGGAGCGCATGGACAGAATAAACGCACAGCTTCAACAGGCGGAGAACATGGGAGGCGGTGCAATGTCACAAGGGGCACAGCAGGGGCAACTTGGTATGGGTGGCGGACAGCAACTACCAGCACAATCTGCGCCATTGCAATTACAGGCTCCAAAACAGGCACCTCAACCAACAGTTATGAATATGGAGTAATCTAATGTTAGCTGAACAGATAATTAATGAAGATAGCAAGGCAAAGTTTGATACTGAGATCAACCGTATCAGAGAGAATTGCCCGTTATTCGTTGAATGGCTGAAGAGATCACTTGAGCAGACCATTGATATGGTAGGAATAAGTGAAGGCGAGACATTAGTGAAGCAGTCAGGAGCATTACTTGACATTAAAACGATTTTTGACAGTATCACAGCGACCCCCGAAAAACCTTCTGATTTAGCGGTTGGAAAGGTTAAAGTAGGCTTGGCCTGCATGTGATAATTGTAGAATATTCTCAGGCTTCGGAATAATCGGATGCCGCCCCGAGAAGAAGAGAAAAGAACGAAAAACTAAGGCTTCTTGCTTATGCAGGCCCTTGGAAGGATACCAAAATG